ACCGTCTCCAACGGTTTCAAATTCAATATTGTCAGCATAATTATCCTTCATGTCAAGTTCATCGAAGTTAGAAATATTTATAGAGAATCCACTATTAGATCCTGTAAGGGTTTCTCCAACCTGAAACTCTCCATGGTCAGTGCTACCTGTTGGTGCTCTTAGTTCAATATATTTTTCATTAGGATTCCAAAGATTAATAAATGCAGTTAGACCAGTAGCAGACCCTGTTACTTTCTCACCAACTTCAGGTTGACCAGAAAGAGTTGCCTGCTCATAGTAGTACTTGACAATAAATCCTTCATCACGTTGAGTATCAAAGATACCTTCACCTGTAGTTTCATTAGTGTATTCAAACAACTCACACTTCAGTTTGTAAGTATAAAGTTTACCAAACTGATAGAATGGTGCCTCATGCTCTACAAACTTAATTTCAAATAAGTTATCTGACAATGGGAAATAAATTAAATCACCTTCTGAAGGTCTTTGTGGTAGTTCAACGTTGTCAACCAACTGCATTGGTAATGAGATAAAATCATCATATGCTTGCCTAGAAATTACAAGAGTAATTTCGTCAGTTGATCTAATTCCAAACTTAGTGAGAATATCTCCATTACCTTGGAATCCTTCAAAGTTTTCAAGATACGCTTCCATAGTAAATGAGTCAGTAAATTCAGAGATAATCTCTTCATTTAAAATGTTATCTTTCCTAATTAATCTTCTTGGAATGTACGACGTGGTAATTCCAAACATATTAATAAACTCATCCACCAGGGATTGTTGGAGCAGTTGCTCCTCTCTAGTACCATGAGTGAAGTAAGTACTTTTTGCCATTTTATCCGATCATATCTAGCGGTGGAATTTCATATGTAGATGCCATCTCTGCTTCAATTGCTTGAATTTCGGCAACTGCATCATCATAGATTTGTCTTCCATTTAAGGTGATACCACCTGGAAGTTGAGCACCTTGGAACTTAATTAAGTTCTGCCCCCACTGCCTTTTGATTAAAGCAGTTGTATATCTCTTTAAAAATGGATCATTATATACTTGAGTGTAATCCGTAGGATCTAAAACTCTCCAACAGTCGATAATAACAAATGCACCTTCCTCTACAAAATTGCTGTCAGTATCAATATACAAACGATCCTGACGTTGATTGAATCTGAAAGGAATAAAACTTCCGTTGTTTAGCACCATATCTAGTGTTTCCAGATATGACTTAACCATATAGTAACTTAAAATATCAACAGATCCAAATTGATATAGATCATTAAGGAACAGTTGATACTCTAGTCCAAATAGATTACTTCTAATATTACTACCCTTAATACCAAATACTTTATTGATTCCAGTAATATGAGGGGGAATAGGAATGTAATTATTTCTTGCTAACCAATCTGTAGATCCAACAGAAAGGGTTTCATCACTTCCTGTAAAACGTGTTTTATCATCAGCAGTAAACTGATGCTTTAAGAACATTTTCTCAGTACCATTGTAGTGACGCTCATTGAACATCTGAATGGCATCATCAATTAAATCATCAATCTGATCATCATCAACATTGATTTCAAGAATAGGTCTACCTAATCGCCTCAGGCAATATTCTTTTAATTCTGCTTTACTTGTAGGTTGCGCCATGTATACGCATAAAAATAGTCCTCTACCTTATTTAGCAGAGGACACTTCCTATACAGGACCATCAGGAAATAGATTGAATGAGAGAATCATTCTCTCTTCATCTGATGTTTGATATTGAGATGAATGTTTAATTACTGAAGGGAAGGCAATTAAATCACCTTCTCTAATGTCTGGTACAAATGCAATAGTAGTTCCTGTAAAAATATCATCAAACGGAGCATAAAATACAGTCCCTTTATGAACTTTTGGATTAAATTTTAAATACAAAATAAAAGATAATCCTCTGTTTCCGTGGTTGTGAACGGAGTGTTCAGAACCTGCATAATATTTTTGTGTCCAGACATCTGGAACTTCTTCTGGAAATTTAGATGTAATATGTTTACATACAATAGATTCTACATATGGTCTAAGAATTTCATACACTTCTTTTGAGTATGAATTTTTAGTCCAATAATCTGTCTTAACTCCTTGATCAATTTCATATGATTGATCTGCTACAATAGAAAGAATTTTACTTTTTACTTCTTCCCAAGGTGATACTTTTGTATACCAGAATGGAACGCTAAACAGAGCTCCACTCATAGAATCATATTTCATGTGTAATAATAATTTAGGTTTACTACTAATCTAATTTTTTCATCTGTACAACTATGACCAACATGTTTAGTATTACTATCAAACAAAACAATACGGTTACTAACACTATCTACTCTATCTCCTGATTCAAATAAAGTATAACCATTGTTAGTATTTACATAGAATATAGCAGTTCTTACATTATCAAAATCCACATGGTACTCACCAAGTTGAATATGCTCATGTGTTTTAGGGTTTAAATTTGCTTTGATTCTCATAAGAGTAAATTTATTACTCTCTACCTCACGTAATCTATTGATAAGAAAATCAAGAACCCCTAAACTTCCCTGTATATTAACACCAGCAAATCCATGAACAAATTGAAATAGATCTCCCTGGTTTGGATAATCACACCCACTTGTATAAGTCCAAGGTACATCATGACCAGACATATATCTTTCTATAAGTCCAGATTGTTTTTCAGGTAAAAATTTATCATATATTTTAATCATAATGTTAATCCCAGTGTAGTTTCTGTAGAGATTTCACCTTTTAGATAGTAGTTAAACGCTACCACACATCTGTTTTCTTTAGATTTGTTTGGTGTAACTGAATGCTCTAAATGACTTGGGAAAATAAAACAATCTCCTGTTCTAGGAGTAATGGACCAACTATCAGAATTTAATATATTAGATTCTGTTGTTCTAGGTTTCACTGCGTTATTGCAAAACGTATTAGCACTGGTCGGTTTCCAAAACTCCAAATCTCCTGATTGCTCAAGTGATTTTAAATAAAACACACCACTATACAAAGAGTTTGTATGTAAGTGAGTATTTGTGTATGCATTTGGAAATCCAATCGCACCCCAAGAACATACTAAATTTAATTTGGCACTACGAGGAAACATTAAAGTGTTGTAAATATAATGTTCCATCATACCATTAATCATTTCTCTTAACTCTTTAAATTCTTCTTTTAAAAGAACGTTATTAGATACTGAATTAATTGTAAGTTGTTGATGAGTATTGTGATTATAATCATCAGTACTATAATTTTCTGGATCTATAAAAGTATTCTTAAAATCTCTGACATGGTAATATCCAACTGGGGTTGGGAATAGAGGTGCCACATCAAATTCAACATTCTTCATTACTGTCATGAGAAACTAATCCATCCTGTTGCTATGTATTTTGTTTTAATTTTACTAACGACGCCTCTATGAGAGTGTGTCCAATACGCTGGCCAAATAACTAACGTTCCTTTTTTGCACTGTAATACTGTATCATAATTAGTGAATTCTGTCCCACCATCATTTACAGTATTTAAATATATCATCCACCCACATACTGTAGTACAAGTTTTTGAGTTGTGTTCACAATGAATGGATGTATATCCCTCCCCAGGATAATACCTCTGAATATTGAAATTGTCATTCAATGACAACTCCATTAAAGATTGTATATCATTATATTTTTGTAAATATTCGTAAAAATATTTGTTTAAGCAATCAAATATTTTAGAACTTACTGATGTTTCTTGTGAAAAATATAAAGTTAAATCTGTACTACTCTTTATATTTTTGTTTATGATTAAATCCTTTCCATTAAAAACCATACCTGGATTTTTAGATCCAGATGATTCAAAATGCTCTATGGCATCTTCGCAGAAATTATCTGCAAATGCGTTTTCGTAAACTTCGATAAAGTTCATAATTAAAAAATGGGGAATAAATCCCCATTAGATAATCAAACTTCTGGTCCTGGTTCTGGTGTTTCTGCAACTTCAGTACCTTCTGAAGAGGCTGCAGTCAACGCTTCAATTGCACCTTGCAATCTAAAATACTGTTCTTTTTTAACATTCATTGTTTGTTCCAACTCTCTGATTTCAGTTACGATATCTTTAAGTTGTTCCTCACAGTTTTTCTTAAGTTCTTCAGTGTTCATGGTTCTGATGTAGAATAATTAATTACACGTATTATTTATGCTGGTTCTTCTGGCCAAATATAATCAACTGCTTCTTCAACAGTAGTAATTGTATTGGTCAAGTCCCTTAATTGTTGTCTATAAACTTTCCACGCTTCTTTCTTTTCGGGACTAAGAGGAGCATCTGGTTGCTGTGTCCAATCTGAAGAGGAAAGTTTTTGTTCTCTATGCATTCTTAAAACATCAACTTGTGCTTTTACTGACAAAGCATAAAGTTCTTCTTGGGAAAGATCTTTTAATTCTTCTGCATCTGGTCCTACTTCACCATCCCATTCTGGTGGATTTTTCAATTCCCATTTTACACTACCATCTGGATAATCTGTTTTTACCCATTCATTACTATCTAAAGTGTCGTCCGAAAATACAGGACCATCTAATTCGTCTGGCATAATTTGTCTCCTATAAAATAATTTTAGAAAAAGGATGTGCTATCAGTGTAACCAATACCAGTAACATCCTTACCTGCGTAAGAACCATTACCATGACCTGATAACCAAAGATCAAAACGACCCTCAGAATAACCAGTTGAGTTTCTATCAAATCTTATGACAAGATATCCATCAGAAGATCTGTACATAGTACTAATAGTTGAGTTACCTGAATTGTTAATATATAGCGATAAAATAGAGTTTGATGGGGCATATGGATAACATCCTGCACGTGCCCAAATATTTCCTCTATTATACAGATAACCTTCTGCTCTCCAGAACATCATGTTTGAAGACATTGGTTGATTAATTTTAACATGCAGATATCGACCACCTGCCTGGTTTCCTGCAGTATAACCTCTTAACTCAAAACGACCAAGATGTTTCTGTGGCCATTGTCCATACATATTAGTGCCATAAGATTGTGCAGTGTTTCTACTTACATAGCGGTCACTGCCCTTCATACTATTTGCACCACCAGTATTTCCGCTGCTGGTGTTGTAGTTAAACTCAATCTGTCGAGTGTAAATATTTTGAAGACGATTGTTTGAAGTTCCGACAGTATATGTATTATCAGCTTGTGGTTCCCAATGTCCACTGCTATTAATTTTCCACCTGTGAGTTGCTCTAGCATTATTTGTTTGAGCAGAACCAGTATAAAATCTGATTTCAGTTGATTCTGCTTGGTTTCCCCATCCACCTCCACCAAGATAGATGATATTTTGACTACTTGTTGCCCAAACCCCTAATGCAGTCCAAGGTGGGTTTGATGAAGTATATGGAGCGCCAGAGATAGAAGATCCTTTATTAGAATTATTAGTTGCACTATGCGTTAAACAAATTGCATTATAATTACTATGAGTTCCTGCAGAATTGATACTTAATTTTGCTGGGGTGTTTAGGTAACCGCTGCCTGGAGCTGTATTGATACCAATATTTCCATCTCTATCATTTCCCCCTTGAATGTGCATTCTACGCACTTCACTAGTACCAGATCTTGTCCAGAATCCAATATGGGGGTGACCAGCATTAGTATACTCAATTCGCATAGAACACAATTGAGTGCTATATACGCCACTGCCACCTTGAGTAAATGTAATACCACCATAGTTACCATCACCAATCCCATGATTGGCAAATACCTCCATGTCATAGATGGTATTGTTACCTTTACTATTAAGCATCAAATGGGGTCTAGTAGAACCCAGTCCAGTAAGTGCTCTCGACCCAGCACCAATTAATGTGTTGCCATAATATGGATTTAAATATACCGTACCATCGGCATCAAAATCAATTCCAGGAACACCAGAAACATCATTAGCGGAAAATATACTACCAGAAGTTAGGTTATTATTAATAGAAAATAACTGACCAGCAGAAGCTTCAAATGAAATTGTATTATCATCCAAAACTCTTAATTTGACTGGATCATTATCAAATCCAACAAAATTAATTTCTGGTAGATTAGCAGTATCTTTTCCAGGTGTTATAAGGATGTCCTTATCAGAATTTGCCATCTTGCAATATACCTTTTGTTAAATATTTATATACCAAAGTTTCCTCTGTGAGCAGAGAAATTATTTAAAACTTCTGCTGAAGTTAGCACTCTAGAATAATGTCTAAAGATTGCTAAACTTCCATCAATACCAAATCCAGTATTTCCACCCCACCCACTACCATATGGATATAGTGTCATGTAACCTTGTGGAAGATTTACATCACCATAATCACTAATGAAATTTGGTCTGTTATGTGCTTGAGAACCAGAAGCAGTCAAACCACCATCAATATAATATCCCATATTTGTAGAATCCATCCAACATACAATCTGATGCCAATTTCCATCAGCAAGTGATTGTGAAAAATTTAAAGTAGTAGATCCATCAGATCCTTGAGAAACTCCAGTTCCTGTAAGTAAATAAAATCTATTTGGAAAAATCCATACATTATATCTTCCAGATCCATTCCATGGTTTTGTGTATAAAACTCCACCTCCATCGGAAGTTTTGACCCACATTTCAAGTGTTTGAGTTGTAATACCTGCTGCTCCACCTGGTGTCCATGAGGCAAGAGATGATCTTACGTTGTAGTTAACCGTCATATCATTGTTGCCATCATGTTCAATTGCATTTGTGGAACTATCATATGCAGCTCCGTTCAAAATACTACAATTCCTTCCTTGCCCTGATAAATCTACTGCAAATCTATCTCCCATGTTATCAATTCTAGAATCATGGTGTGTTATTCTATCTTCTAAGATGACTTTTGGACCTGCTGAACAACCCATTTTTTATACTCCTATATTAAGATTGGAATCTTTTCTTATGTGCATAGTAAACTTGCTGAACTTCTCCAGCATCTAATGCTCTAGTCCAATGCATAATAGGTCCAATGTCTCCCTCCATGGCAGATGAAACATAATCATCATCAGACCAAGCGCAACCTACATGGTATGCACCACCACCTGAGATAGTTTCTGTTGGAACAAAATTATTAGTTCCAAGTAAAGATCCATCTTTATAGAAAGACCAGTTATTTCCTGATCTAACAAGAGCATAACAATTCCAAGTATTTAGTTCATTAGTTACAGAAACACTTGTTGATCTTGTTGTATAACTTGGAGTAGTTTCTCTTTGATAAAATCTCATAGCACTATTTTGAATATCAAAAGAAAGACGAACAAAAGTTTCTCTATAAGAAAGAACTTCTCCACTATCACTAGTTGTTCTACGCAACCATCCAATAGTTGTAAAATCACTATTTACTGTTTGACCAATATTACCAAGTCCTCTTAAAAATGTTCCTGTGTTATTATTAGTTCCATCTTCCAAACCACCAATAGTAATAACACCATTAGATACACTTCCATATGAAGTAGTATAATAAAAATTCATTGATGGAAGACCTGGTTGTTCCGCCTTCATTAAATTGTTAAATGTAATTCCAGATCCTGGATAACATCGTGGATTTGCTGCATCATAAAATAATATCAAATTATCCATTGGTATGCTTGGATTGTAATTTATTGCCATTTCAATCTTCCTCCTTAATAACTTCAACCTCAACGGTCAGTTTATCAATGTCCTTACGCTCTGCCTGTACAAAGTAGAACGCTGCCCCGCCACCAGTCGTAACTTTATTGTCAGCGACATCAACTACCCAGCGATTGCCAGAGTCACCAATTGCAGTCAGTTGAACTGTAATGGTGTCCTCATCAACAAGTGCTGACCAATAATCTGGAAGTTCAATAACACCGTCAGTAACCTTACCACGGACGTATACGCCATGCTCAGGTCCCTCAAGTGATCCATAGACCAGTTGATAGTCCTCCTTAGTTGGGTGATCAATTACGAAGGACTTGCTGGTTGCGGCAAATGGTCCATTGACTTTAAGATTAAAATTGGTATCAGCACTACCATTAATTCCAATATAACCACTATTGTTAATAGTAAATGGAGTTAGGTTAAAGTTAAGAGCTTGCTCCGCGCCACCTACAGAACCACCAGTCATATTGATTTCAAATTGACCACCCTGGAAGTTAATCAGACATGCTTTTCCAGATCCTGTAGATTTCCATCCACCATTGTAATAACTATTATGACTAATAATTGCAGATGAATGTGTAATTAAAACATCAGATCCACCACTACCAAATCTTGCAATAGTTTGGAATGGACTAGTTTCGGCACCAACATCTAATCTGAATGAGGGATTTCTACCAATACCAACACGACCATCACCTTGAATTACCATGTTTGTGGTGCCAGAAAGACCACCATCCTTAAATGCAATATCTTCTCCACCACTAGTTGCGATAATTAAATGTTGTCCATCAGTTTCAGTTGCCTGGAGATGTCCTCTAGCATTACCTGAAGCAGTTTGTAGAGCAATCTCAGTACCATTACTCATGGTGAGGTTGCCAGTAAGAGCACCACCAGTTAGTGGAAGGTTACCAGATGCAACACCAGTTACATCTCCATACATTCTATTGACTCCAATGTTACCATTAGAATCTCTAATTACACCCTTACCATCTGCTACTGAATCGTATGCATTGGCAGTAATACCATTGGAGAAAGTAATATTACCTGCGTGCCAGATGTTATTACCATTTACCTGAGCATTATTTGCAATAATATTAAGAATACCAGTTCCAACTGAAGATGAACCACTAGATGAGATTAATCTTACATCATAATCAACATTATTTCCTGAAGAATTAAAATCAATGTATGGAGTAGTTGACTCAACTGAGTTACCCAGTTCTAAGAATGCATAACCACTTGAATCTGATCCAAGGCGTGCCTTTTGTCTTGAATAAGTTTCAACTCCAGTTACACCAAATTCAGTGACAGGATAGTATTCTGCAGGAGCAGTTGCAGTACCAATTTTTCTAATTGATCTTGTTAAGTTACCAGAAGTTAGTTCAACAGTAAGGATAGTCCAAGGATTCTCTACCTTCCTTTCAAATTCAAAAATTGCAGTACCACCAGTTGCAGTGACTTGACCAGAAATATGAACTGGTGCAACCGTACCAGCAGTATAGTTTCCAGTACTAGCATTAGCAACCTTATAAACATTATGACCATATACAACACGGTCATTTCTATCAAGACCAGAAAGTCCAGAAGACCATTCAGTATTTGATTCTACAAAATTAGATCCAGTTTCATAGTTTGCAGGATCAAGATTCATCCTTCTTGCAATAACTCTTACTGTACCTTCATTAACATTGTTAGCAGTATACAGATTAAGTTGAGTTCCTGAAGAACCAGAATCAGTATCTAAAGCAGCGACTACTTCAGATGTTAAATTGTGACCATTAATGTAGATATCATAATGACCACCAGTATTGGTTTGGAATGCTGGACTTGGAACAGTAATTCTCAGTTCCTTATTGATGGCATGTTCATCCAATTGAGTTGGAATCTTACGAGTCATCAATTGAGCATCATAGTTAAGATTTAATGGGTTGTTAAACCAACGTAAGTTATGTGCTTGGAAAAGATCAGCATCTAAACCAGAACCAACACCATCGTTACCATCGTGCCAAACTTTTCTCCATTGTGACCAAGTGTTTACTGAAGCAAAGTTTACATATGCAGGTAACGTTGCTGTAATAACTGCAACCGTAGTTACATTTCTTGTGTTTTGCTCACCAAAGTATTCGTAAGGAAGAATTGCTGAGAAAGTTTGAGTTGCACTACCATCTTGGTTGTAACCCCAACCACCATCTACTAATTCGACGTTTGTAAATGCTCCTCCACTTACAGTAAGATTTGCTCTAAGTCCATAACCTTCACCACCACCAAGGAGGATATTGCTATATGTACCATTTACATAACCTGCACCTGCTGCTGTAATTGACAAAGAAGCAACTCTGTTAACACCATTGTTTCTAAGGAACAGGTTTCCATTGTCAGTATTTGCATGTTGAGTGATTGCACCATCAGAGAATGTATTTGATGCCCCACCTCTTCTGAAAGTAGTTACTCCATGATAGAGACCACCATCATCAAGGTACTCATTACTTGCTCCATAGTTTAGAGAATCATTATTATCTTTAAGTTGGTATACAAATCCACTACCAAAGTTTGATGGTGAGAAGATTGATGTTTTTGCATCAGTGACATTAACCTTACCACTAGTTGCTGCATTACCAGTGGTGTTTGAACTAATCTCTCCAGGAAGACGATCTTTGTTTAAAGTTCCAGAAGTGATGTTTGTGGCATCTGTAAAGTGAGTTGAATCTAAACCATCAAGTAAATCTGCATCAAGACCACTAGCGTTTCCTGTCTTCAGTTCAACAGCACCGTCAGAAAGGAAGTTGTATTGTGATTTCTTGAATCTAGCAACACCTAACTTACCATATTGATCAGAAGCAGCAGTGTTACCATCAACTCTTCTAATGTCCACAAAGACATCATTATAAACCTTAGGAACAGTTGCAAAAATAGAGAATAGATTTGCTGCTGTATTTGGAGAAGATCCAAGTGCAGAAGGGATAGAACTTACGTTAAATCCTGAAGTAAATCCAAAACCTTGTGAAGTGACTGTGACTGTTCTAATTACACCATCAGAAACAGTTGCTGTTCCAGCAGCATCAACACCACCGCCACCTTCAAATTCAATAGTAGGAACATTAGAACCAAGACCAGATCCACCATCTTTCAGATAAACATCTGTGATATTACCACTTGCGTTGATTACTGGTACACCAATAATAGAATTAATTACTTGTGGTGTGCTAGGAGTTGTCCAAGTATCCTTAAACAATACAGTAGGTGGATTTGCTGCATCATAACCAGTTCCCTGGTTAGTCATTGTGACTTTCTGTACAACACCATCAGCAACTCTGTAAGTCGCTTTTAATCCTCCAGAACCAGCATTACCGCCAGTTACTGCCTGTTCAGTATAAGAACCTACAGTATATCCTGATCCACCGTCTTCAATTTGAACTTCTTTGATGTAATCACTATCACTATTTTGAGATCCGATTACAACTGGAGAATCATCATTAATTCTCATCGATGATACTGCTTCAGCAAAGACAGAATCGCCTCTTAAATAAGTAAGATCATTTGCTGGGTTTTGTGCGGTAATGTTTGCTAACCTTGCTGGATTAATAACACCAGTTGTAATGAATGATGCGTCAATTGTAGATGACGTTAACTGAACCCAGTTATTAGCGTTAGAACCAGATGTGTTAATTGCACTAGTTAACGTAATAGTATTTGCAGGATTTGCTTGATCCTGAATAGTATCTGTTTCTACTGTCTTGATACTATTAATAATATCAATGTATAATCTAGATCTAATTGATGTTGTAATGACTGCGTTAGATCCAGTAGATGTAGTAATCGAGATTGTACCTGCTGCAGTAGATGGTGCAGTAAAGTAATTGTCACCACCAGAAGTTATGGTAACTCCAGTAATTTGACCACCATTAACTGTAAGCGTACCAGTTGCTGCAGTACCACCTGAAGGTGTGGAGAATGTAATTGTATCTCCATTTGCATATCCAGTACCACCATTATTAACAATAACTTGTCTGACTGTACCCTCAAGGAATTGTGTTACTTGTCCTTGACCACCACCAGGACTTGCTGTGGTGATATTACCAGAAGCAAATGAATGACCTGAATTTGGAACAAATTCAAGAATTTGACTTTCTAAGTCATTGTTAAGAATGAAGGAAATTGTAGTATCCTGTTGGATAACAATATCACCAGCAAGTGGTCCTTCAAGAGCAAGACGTGCTGCCTGATCAGCAACTGTAAAGATATTAAATGGTCTAAGTGCTGGGAGTTGGTCAATATTAATACGACCAGATCCATCCAATTGAACCAAAGCACCTGGTGTTGGTACAGTTGAATAAGTACGACCAATGTAAGCACCAAGTTGGTTAGAGATGTAATCTTTAACTGCTTTTTGAGTTGGCAGAAGGTTATCACTAGCACCAGGTCCACCCAATGCAATAGAACCTAATGTATTATCTGCGGAGAATCCTTCAATAATAAGATTATTACCAGTAATTTTCAGGAAACTAACTTCAGAAATTTCAACAGTACCACCGAAGGTAATGTTACCAGTTCTGTTTTCAACATTAGCAAAATAACCAATCTTAAAGTCGCCAAGTTCATCAGTACCTGATGCATAAACACGACCATTTAATTGAGATACCTGTTCAAAATCTTCAGTATTATCAGATCCTCTAGTACCACCATTCTGTGGTAAAGCGTTGTAGTCATTTCCTGAACCAGCAAATTCCCACGTATGTGAGGAGGAGTTACAGATAGATGGTCTAAGTAAGTCAACTTCATGATCTACCAGTTTTGCCTTATTGACAGCACCTAAGGTAAAGAATCCATCATCCCTCGTTGTTGTCGAAGGCATTGGAGTTGTGACTGTTGGATTGTCAATAATCTCATCAAACAGATCGGAAAGAGTTTGAATTGCAGATTGTACATTTGCACAGTCGCCACTTACGTAATTACCTCCAGCACTACTGATGTCATGAGTGATGGTAGTATCTACATATGGAACTTCATCAGTCCATAGAGCAACATGGTAATCTCCAGATGTTGCAGTGTCTCCTTTTTTCTGCAGGAGATTGTTAATTGCTTTCTTAGCAAGTGTTGTTGCAGTATCAATAACTTCTTTAGTTGCTGCTTCATAACCAGCAATATGATTGATAGCATTACCACTTACATAGAGTTTAGCGGCATCCCATGTAGAGTCGTTAGAATCAAATTGAATATCATTTGCCCACGCTTTTAGAATTTCTTCTACGTCTCGAATGCACTTATCTCTGTTCTGATCAAATGAATTAGTAGATGTTGCTGCAGTGCTAAAGTATGCTTCCTCAGCAATGTAACGAACATTGTTTCTAATCAAAGTTGCTGCATCTGTATAGCGGTTAAAGTTACCTCTAAGGCGAGTATTTGCCTTGTTCAACAGAATTTCTGCTGTGATAACATTACCACCAGATGATGATTTTGTTAATTCATTGAATACTCTAGGATTACTTCCAGAGAGAGTTTCTACTTCAAATCCACCAGGAGCAAAGATATAATGCTCAAGTGGTTTTGTACCTAATCCAGAGATAGTTATTTCTGGTCTGTTAATATCATCAAAACTTACATTATCAATAATACCTTTATCAAATGAGTATGCTTCTTCTCTTACACCTGAAGATCTTAGAGAGAACGTACCAAAGTTAGATGCAGAGTTAGTCAGTGATGCATAACCACCAGATCTTACAAGGGCACCATCTTGGGTAAAGATACAGAAGACAGAAACCAACTGAGTGTATCCATCATTAAATACATCATATCCTGTACCACCAAACGAAATAATCGTGAATGCTGCAGCAACCATCGACTTACCTTGTGGGGGTAAGTTAGGTCTCTTAACGTTTGGTGTTGCTACCTTATTACCATCAATTTCACATCCAGAACCACCAAGGAAAGAAATTACGGAAGCATTGAAGATGTATGGTGATACCTCAATGATTGGCAGATCATCCCATGCATGACCAACATTAAAGAACTTGTTATTACTATCTACAAAAGCAGAAGTTGCATTTGTAGTCGCCGCAACTGTGCGTCCATTAATTCTATCAATAACAATGTTCCATAAAGTAAACAGGGAATTTGCTACATTATCGCAAGCAAAGAATCTGTTTGCATCATAGGTGTTAGAAATTGTTTCATCTTGGAATGGAGCAATATTAATAGAAGCATCAAATTCATTACCTACACCATCAAAGGTAAAGTCATTACCATTATCACCAGCTACGATAGCAACATCATAACTAAATGCTAGGACTAAGTGCTGAGATCCACTATTGCTATATTCTTGTGTCCAGGTTCTACCTCTATCTTCAGAGACATAGATTTTTTGTGTTCCACCACCAGAACCAGATGCCCAGAATCTATTGCCATCATGAGAGATTTCTCTAATTGCTTGATCCCAAGATCCTGTTGGTACAGTTCTAGTAGCATGATTCAAATTGTCATTAGTTACTGCAGTAGTAACAATAGATGCTAATGTATCAATAGAAGATGCAACGTTAGCACATGCAGTCGTTGGATCATTACCATCAAGTGAAATATCTGGTTTTTTAAACTGCTCAATACCAGAGGTAAATTGAGATTCTAGTGATGCAGTAAAAGTGTTATTATTAAGATACGAAAGCGTAATTGAAATATTACGCATTGCATCTTTAGCAAGGTCTCTTGCATTATTGATGATTGCTACAGTTTCTGCCTCTTCACCATCAACGTGAGTTGTACCAACATAGTAACTAGCAGCATCATATGACTTAGCATTATTACCATGACGCAGGTCATGTGCAATTGCTTCAATAACATCTACAACATCATCTACACAATTTTGATTACCTGTTGGAATTGTAAATGAGTTTGCATCGACATAAGCAAATACTGCCTGTGCAGCAATTAATTTCTTATTCTTAAGGATAAGATCAGCAGCATCTTGATAACGATCTGCTTCTACATTAGTGGTGAGAATATTTGTTTCCCAAGTAAGTCCACCATCATCACTAATTATTAATGTACCATTATCACCAGCAATTACCGTCCTTCCTTCAGACCAAGTAATTCCATAAAGGTCTTCGGATGTACCACTTTCTTGAGCACTCCAAGTAATACCATCTGAAGATTCTAAAATAGTTCCAGAAGCACCAATAGCAATAAATTTATCTACATCATCATTATAGATGACATCTAATAAATTTTCAGTTGTTCCAGATGTTCTTGAAATCCAAGAAGTAACATTCTGAGAAGTTAATACTGTACCAGCATTACCAACAACTACGTAAGTATTTCCACTGTATGCAACTGCACGAAGATCTGTTGACACTCCACTTGTTTTTGAATACCAAGTTACAGCATCATTTGAATGGAGAATAGTGCCATTCGCACCAACTACTACGTATTCAGGAACTCCTCTTTCACCTACTGCCCATTTATTAAAGATAACATCATTAAGTTGTTCTGTAGTTCCAGTAGTTTGAGCAGTGTAATTTGTACCGTCAGTAGAGGTGTGGATTGCTCCTGAAGCACCAACTACGATAAATTTATTATTATCCCAAGTTGCTGATTGATATGTACCTGTATATCCAGTAGGACGTGTAAATGAACCACTACTTGAAGTGTCAACATATTTCAACTGATTACGCATTGCCTGAATAGACAGGTCTCTTGCTTGCTCAAATGCGTAAGTAGTTTCTTTGAGTTGATCCTCAATGTGAGTTAATGCACCAGCATCATAGTAGTAATCTGCTGCTTCTTTTGTTGCAGCGTTACCACCCCATGTAAGGTCATAGTTAATAGCATTTACAATATGACCAATGTCAGTTTTACATTGTGCTTCATCAGGAACAACTAAAGCAGTGTATTCTGCCTTTGCTCTTCTAAGTGCTTCTGCTGCAATACCCTCTCTGTTTTTGCCGATCAAATCAACGGCATCGAGGTATCTATTAGGACTCTTAACAGATTCTTCAAATTTAATAGGAGAATTGTTAAGTGAGAATACAACGTAATGATCGTCTGATGTTACAGTAACACCATTAACAGTTGCATTGTATGTTCCATTTGATGCACCTAATGCAGTAAGATCAATAGGAGTATCTTTAAATACTACAAACTTTTTACTAAATCCATCAGCAGTTTCAATTCTATGCGAAACATATTGACGACCATTTAATCTATTAAGATCAGCAAATGTTCCACTTGATGGGAAGTTTTCAAAAGATACATACTGACCAACCTCATATTCATGATAAACATTCAGTTCAATAATCATACCATCAGGGTATGCATTGAGATCTGATTGTACAGTTTGTACTGCATGTGTTGCGTGAGTAGTTACATGCTTAACAACCTGTGCATCAGGAGTTAACTGCTCAGCAATACTGACTGTAAGATTATATGTTTGTTGAGGGTTATTTGCAACATATGTGTAAGTTGCTCCAGTAGATTCAATTAAACCAGAGATATTTTCAATAACTACAGTACCTGTTTGGTCTGTATTTGCATCAAAATTAACCTCACTAATAACACCAGAACCACTAGTAGTAGTGTTAGTTAAAGTAAGTCCAGGAACAAGTAATGTGCCTCCACCATTTGAGGTGAATTTAAGTGACCATTTCTGTGCTGCTTGGATGGTATGACCTAAGTTAAAGGTTCTTCCATATTGTCCACCCAGTGATTTTGGATAGAAGAATCTTTGCTTATCATCAAACACATAAGCAAATGACCAAGTTTTAATTGCTACACCATTACCATCAATTTGATCACGGAAGGTGATACCTGTAACATAGTTCTCGTTCGACGCCTTGAACATGTGTTTCCCAGGATTCTGGGGTCTAACAACACACAGACGAATGTTATCACCAACAACAGAACAAAGATCTGGTAAGGAGATTGGGTTATCTTCTAAATAATCTCCACCTGCAACAATTAAAGTTTCTCTATCAGTGGTTTCTGCTGCAAGTTGAGTTGCTCTTTTAATCGTTGCAACTGGTTTGGTGGCGGAGCGACCATCAAACGAGTCAGAACCAATTTGAGCAGAAACATAAATACGACCACCAACATCATTGGTAGCAATATTGTATACAAAATTTGTCGTAGCAATTTTATTGCTATCGTCGTTAAAAGCGGGAGTAGTAGAGCGAGGGAACAGTACCTGACCAGTATTTGGATCAGTAAAACTGTTGAGGATAGGAGCTTTGAGATTCAGTGAATCATTGACAATGGTGTCAATATCCAAGTTGTTGATACGTGCAGTATCTGAAATGATAGACGTAGTGGTTCTAATCTGACCATTTACGTCAAGTTCAAAGTTAGGACTGGCAGTGTTGATTCCAACACGAACTAATTTATCAACATCAGCAGATAACGTGCCAAATAACGCTACCTTTTCGTCTGCACCACCACCCAGATCAAATTTAACACTAGTATCATTTTTTATTTTTAGTTGATCTGACTTGATAATCTCCTTATCAGCATTAAATTCTAAAGCCATTTGCTCCCTATGGTCTCCGTATAAGTTTATTTATCTGATTAGTAACTACGCTCAGAGTATACAATCTCTACCTTTCCACTCCATCTAATTCCATTTCCTACAGATTCTACACTAGTGTTTGAAGTGTATGTTGGAGAAAATGTTAAAATGTCAGTAGAGTTATTTACTACAGGTGCGATATCCCAAATATGACCTGGTGGTACGTTGTCTTTTACAATGGTTCTATTTACTGCTGCTAAAGTTAAATTGTTTGAAGAATCACTAATAACTGCAGATTCTAATTTAATTGCTAGTTCCCAGTTCACAGGATATGAAGTAATTGAAACTTGCTGCAACAGAACTGGATTATTTACGTCCAATGGAGTGTTAGTGGTAAATGTAAAATTATCTTCATCAACTACAGTAATGTTGTAATTGTTATTGAACGCTGTGTAAGTTGATCCAAATTCTACTGAAATTAACGCTCCATTTGCCAATCCATGCCTTTCCAATTCACAACTTACAGTTGTTGAGTTAGCATTTGAATTAAATACTGCAATTGGATATCCATTCCAGGTGCCTAGGAAAAATCCACTCACAAATACAATTCTGTTTGCCTCTACGGCATGAGTTGGAGTCATCTCAACAGAGGTGACGGAATCAGTTAACGTTCCGTGAACAATATAATCTTTCTTGAAAGATTTATTATTTGCATTGTCTAAAACTTTGATGCTATGTGCATCAATAACGTTACGATTTTCATCAATGATTGTTGCTTCTGCAACAGAAAATCCACCTTCTGATTGTAAGGATTTTAAAACTCTTGCCATGGGTTTATGCTAATACTGCTTGGGAAACAACTTTGATGCTGTAAACTGTTGTAGAAGATCCTGTCAAATCAGTAACTAAAACTGTAATGTTTCCACTGGACAAGTTCGCTTCAACATTACATAGTACTACATCTGTATATATCTTACTATTCTCAGTGTAGATAATATCTACACCATCAGAAGTAACAAGATAAGATACTTCACTATATTGTCTTCTAGGGGTTGTAGAATCATCACTAATTTCTACCATAAACTTACCAGAATATCCTTCAGTATATGGGAATAACGTAACTGATGCTGCATTACCTACAGAAGTATCAATTGTTGCAGTACCAGATTTAATTCTGGTATCTTTTAAATTGACTTGCTGAAGATTTTTATCTAATACTTGAATATAAGTTTCAACGTTTGCACCATTTGCATCAACATCACCAAACGTTGTGTTTACACTTAAGGTTCCTGTTGATCCAAACTTAATGAATTGATGCTCATTAGAAGTAAGTGTAATAGCAAAATCAGTAGATTGAGATCCAAGTTTTCCTAAAGTAGAATTTCCACTTAAAGTAATTGAATTATTATTAACAGAGAATGTCTCAACATCATAAGTTAAGGTTGTTGCTTTGGTATCTAAAGATCCAAAGATAGTCCTATTCCAAGTAAGATCTACGCTACCATTCGTGACTGTTCCTGTCGTATGGGTTGGTGGTGTAGTAGCATCAAATGTTCCTGTAGAATCTACAAGGTAAACGTTATTACCATAGTAAACAAAATTTACATCAGGGAGAGTAGCAGCAGTTGCAGAACCACCTGCTACCCATACTGGAATATCTGAAATATTAGTAACTTCAGTGTTAGTAATTGTCTGAAGTGTAATTTTGGTATCCTCAATCTGCAGAGATTGAGT